GGGTCGAATCTTTGGGCTCGCTTGGACAAGCCGGACCCTGGCCAACCGCGCACAACATGCGATCTCGGGCATATATTCGCAACTCCGAATAAAGGGCAGATGGCATCATGACGCGTGTCGTAGCGAACAACTCTTCCCCCACCCATCAGCGCAACTCCGGCTACCGGCCTGCGCCGATCGCAGAGCGCGTGGCCAAGGGCAAGCTCGACAAATCGGCGCTCGCCATGGAGCCTGGGGCGGTGCCTGGCATCCCTGAGAAGCCTGCTGGCCTGTCGCCGAAGGTGTCGGCGGCGTGGGATCACTTCGCCCATCACGCCAACACCATGGGCATCCTCAGCACCAGCGATGGTGCTGCGCTGCTGCGGCTGGCCAAGCAGAAGGCCGAGGTGGACGATCTCGACGAGGACATCCAAGCCAATGGCCGCACCTACAACACAGTGACGCGCAATGGCGACACGATGATCCGTGTTCGACCGCAGGTGCGCCTTCGCGAGCGTGCTGAGCTGATGCTGCGCAACTACCTCATCGAGTTCGGCCTGACGCCGACCGCGCGGTCGCGTGTCACGCGTGTCGTGCCCAAGGCGAAGGACGACGCGGAGTCCTACTTCACCTGATGGCCAAGCGTGCGTCCATCGCGGCAGACCCTGTCACCGCCTACGCTATGCGCGTGGCGGATGGCAAGGTTGTCGCTGGGCCGCATGTCCGCAACGCTGCTAAGCGCCATCTGCTCGACCTTCAGCGCGGCGCTAGGCGCGGCCTGTTCTTTGATGTGGATGAAGCGCAGCGCGTCATCGGCTTCTTCCGCGATGTGCTGCGGCTAAATGGCGGCCAGTTCGAAGGCCAGCCATTCGAGCTGCACGAGGCGCAGCAGTTCATCATCGGTTCGATCTTCGGGTGGAAGCGTAGCACTGCTGATGGTGTGGTGCGGCGCTTTCGGCGCGCATACCTCGAGATGGCGAAGGGCCAGGGCAAATCGCCGATGATGGCTGGCATCGGGATGTGGTGCCTGCTCGCAGACAAGGAACCGCGCGCTGAGGTGTATGCTGCGGCGTCCAAGAAGGACCAGGCCATGGTCCTGTTCCGCGATGCTGTGGCTATGTTCGGCATGAGCCCTGCGTTGAGCCGTCGCCTCACACCATCAGGCGTGAACCCAACATGGAACCTAAGCGATCTGCGCACAGGGTCGTTCTTCCGCCCGATCAGCAGCGACGATGGCCAGTCTGGTCCGCGCCCATCCTGCGCCTTGCTGGACGAAGTTCATGAGCACCGCAATGGCATGATGCTCGACATGATGGAGCGCGGGTTCAAGTTCCGCCGTCAGCCGCTGATGGTGATGGCCACGAACAGCGGTTCAGACCGCAAGAGCATCTGCTGGCAGGAGCACCAGCATGCGGTGCGGGTGGCTGCTGGAACGCGCGAGCCTGATGATCAGTTCACCTTTGTTGGGGAGGTAATTGATGACACCACCTTCGCCTATGTTTGCGCGCTGGACAAGGGTGACGATCCGCTGGAGGATCCGTCTTGCTGGGTGAAGGCGAATCCCCTGCTCGGCACAACCGTCACAGAGGACTATCTGCGGCTGGTCGTTGAGCAGGCTAAGGCAATTCCAGGCAAGCTGAACAACATCCTGCGGTTGCACTTCTGTGTGTGGACCGACTCCGACACTGCCTGGATGAGCAGGCCTGCGCTTGAAGCCTGCCTGGATGACTTTGATCCTGCGGAGTTCAGCGGCGAGAAGGTTTGGCTTGGCTTGGACCTTTCGGCGTCTCAGGACATCACTGCCCTGGCATATGTCGCGCATGATGGTGTTGATGAGAAGGGTCGGCAGCGTTATGCGCTGTGGGTTGACTGCTGGACTCCTGCGGACACCCTCGCGCAGCGGGCTCTGCGCGATCAGACCCCATATGATTTGTGGGAGGCGGATGGCTGGCTGGAGACGACCCCTGGCAGGCTGATTGGGATGGACTTCGTTGCAGCGCGCATCTCTGAGGCGACAGGCATCTTCGATGTCCAGCAGCTTGCGTATGACGCGTATGGCTTTCGGCGGAACCTTGAGCCCGAGCTTGATCGCTTTGGCGTCACGGTGCAGATGGCAGAGCATCCGCAGGGCGGCAAGAAGCGTGGTGCGACCGGGCTGTGGATGCCTGGCAGCAAGAAGCTGCTGGAGGATCTTGTTCTTGAGCGGCGCATTCGCATCAGGCGCTCGCCGCCGCTTATCTCCGCGTTCATGAGTGCGACGATCGAGGGAGACCCATTCGGCAATTCGTGGTTTAGCAAGCGCAAGGCCACTGCTCGCATCGATGCGCTCGTCGCGTCTGCGATGGCGATAGGTGCCGCGAGCGAAGGCTCTTCTGGTGGCCGGTCCTGGTGGGAGGAGGCAGCCTGATGCCGAACATCATCGTTCGTGCCTTCTCTGCACTGCGCAAATCCTTCACCCTCAGCGATCCAATTTCGCCGTTCCTTTCGCTCGGCACATATGGCACTGCCACTGGCAAGTCAGTGAACGCTAACACAGCGATGGAGGTAACTGCAGTTCTTCGCTGTGCGATGGTGATTGCTGATGGTGTTGCTACTGTCCCGCTGCGGCTTTTCCGCAAGAACGAAGCATCAGGCGCTCGCCGCGCTGCGGTTGATCATCCAGCCTACGACCTTCTTGCATACCAGCCCAACGAGTGGCAGGACAGCATCGAGTTCCGCACGATGCTCGCGCTCCATGTGGTGCTGACAGGCAACGCTTACGCATACAAGACGTTTGTTGGCGATCGCATCACCGAGCTGCTTCCGATCATGCCGAACAGGATGAAGGTTGAGCAGCAGGCCGACACGTCGCTCGTCTATACCTACACACCGCTTGGCAGCGCGTCTGTTGTGCTGCCGGCTGATCGTGTCATGCATATCCGTGGGCCTTCCTGGAACGGCTACAGCGGTTTTGAGTTTATCCGGCTGGCGCGTGATGCTATTGGACTGTCCATGGCCCTGGAGGAGAGCCATGCGCGACTTCACAGGAATGGCGTTTCGCCGAGCGGCGCATGGAGTGTCGAAGGGACTTTGACACTTGACCAGCACAACAAACTGCGTGATATGCTCACCAAGGAGCTCGCTGGCACGATGAATGTCGGCACGCCACTGATCCTCGATCGTGGCGCTCGGTGGCTTCCTCTTTCCATGAGCGGCGTTGACGCGCAGCATCTGGAGACACGCAAGTATCAAGTGGAGGAGATCTGCCGCGCCTTCGGCGTTATGCCGATCATGGTCGGTCATGCAGACAAGACTGCCACCTACGCCAGCGCTGAGCAGATGTTCCTTGCTCATGCTGTTCACACAATCCGTCCATGGCACCGAAGGTTCGAGGCAGCCTTCATGCGCTCCCTGATTACACCACAAGAGCGCGCGCAAGGCTACTATGTCAAGTTCATCGATGGCGAGCTGATGCGCGGTGCCGCCAAGGATCGCTCTGCCTTCTATCAGAGTGGCATCAGCGCAGGCTGGCTGACACGCAACGAGGCGCGCGAGTGGGAGGAGCTCGACCCGATCGATGGCCTTAGTGATCCGCTCGCACCCCTGAACATGGCGGCGCCAGGCGAGCAATCCACGAGTGCAGAAAAATCCTAGCGCGCCAAAGCAACATGAGGTAACGATACGCTTGGGAGACCATGCCTGTGGCTGACCAGTTCGACACCGCTGCTGAGTTCAAGTTCGCCAGCGATGACGCTGCTGCGCGTGGGGAATTCGTCGGCTATGGCTCCACGTTCGGCAACGTTGACCATGGCGGTGACATCATCGAGAATGGCGCTTTTCGCCAGACGCTGTCCAAGTCGAAGCCATCGGACATCCCCATGCTCTGGGGACATGATTCGCGCCAGCCGCCGATCGGCAAATGGCTTGAGATCAGGGAGGACGATCGCGGCCTGATGGTTCGTGGCCAGCTGATCCTTGATGTCGGCAAGGCGCGCGATGTTCATGCCCTCATGAAGGAAGGCGCGCTGCGCGGCCTGAGCATCGGCTATCGCATCCCGGATGGTGGCGCGGCGTTCGAGCGCAACGGGCGCATCCGCCGCATCAAGGAAGTTGACCTCATCGAGATATCTGTCGTCACGCTCCCGATGAATCCCAAGGCGAATGTCGCGCGGGTGAAGAGTGGCTTGACGATCACCGATGCTGAGAAGGGCCTGCGTGATGCCGGCTTCTCTCGCAGCGAAGCCAAGGCCATTCTGGCCAAGGGCTTCAAGGCAATCTCTCTGCGTGATGCTGAAGAGGAAGCCGATGAACCGGCTGCTGCTTTGCAGCGGCTTATCGCCACACTCCGGACAGGGATCACTTGAGATGGACCTTGACCAGACCATCAATGAGCTCGGAAAGGCTTTCGCCGAGTTCAAGGCAACGGTGGACGAGTCGCTGAAGAAGAAGGCTGACGTCGTCATCACCGAGAAGATCAACCGCATCGATGCCGAGCTCGATCGGCTCGACACGCTGAAGGAATCGCTGGAGGCGCAGGCGAAGCGCGCCGATGCCCTCGAGAAGCGTCTCGAGCGCAGCGCGCTGGCTGGCAACAACAGCGGCGCCAAGCCTCTCGACATCAAGGCCTTCAACCGCGATCTGCGCATCTTCGCTGCAGAGCGTGGGCGCATCGTCGCGGATGTCAGCGAGGATGAGGCTCTCGCCTACAAGCAGGGCTTCCAGGCCTATCTGCGCAAGGGGCAGAATGCGTTCTATGACGCTGAGCGCAAGGCCATGTCGGTCGGCTCCGACCCGGATGGCGGCTATCTGGTGCCGGCAGACACTTCTGGCCGCATCATCCAGAAGGTCTACGAGCTGTCGCCGATCCGGTCCATCGCCAACGTTCAGTCCATCAGCACCGATGCGCTGGAAGGCCTGAACGACAACGAGGAAGCAGGCTTCGCATGGGTCGGCGAGACGGACACTCGCTCGGAGACCTCCACGCCGCGTCTCGGCCAGTGGCGGATCCAGGCTGAGGAGATGTATGCCTATCCGAGGACAACCCGCAAGCTGCTCGATGATGCGGCGGTGGATGTCGAGGCGTGGCTGATCAACAAGGCTTCCGAGCGGTTCGCGCGCGCAGAAGGCGTCGCCTTCGTCACCGGCGATGGCATCGCCAAGCCGCGTGGCTTCGCCACCTATCCGACTGCCACTACCGGCGATGGGTCGCGTGCGTGGGGAACGCTTCAGCACTTCAACACCGGCGTGAATGGCGCGTTCGCCAACACCAATCCTTCGGACATCCTGTTCGACATCTCGGATTCGCTGAAGGACGAATACCGCGCTGGCGCGCGGTGGGTGACTCTGCAGAGCGTGATCACCACGATCCGCAAGTTCAAGGAGTCCACCAGCAATGCCTACATCTGGCAGCCTGGCCTTCAGGCTGGCCAGCCGTCCACGCTGCTCGGCTATCCGATCACCAAGGCAGAAGCCATGCCCTCGCTCGGCGCTGGCTCGCTGTCGCTGGCGTTCGGCAACTTCAGCGCGGCCTACCAGATCGTGGATCGGTTTGGCAACCGCATCATCCGCGACGACATCACGCTGCCTGGCTTCGTGAAGTTCCACGTGTTCCGCCGCGTCGGCGGTGCTGTGCTCAACTTCGAGGCCATCAAGTTCATCCGCTTCGGCACCTGATGAGGAAGGAGGGAGAGACCCCATATGTCCAATGCACGTGATCTGGCGCCTTCGCTCGAGGTCGCCGAGAGCATTCGCCCTGCAGTCCACAGCGCCTCCGTCAATGGCGAGACTGTGGATCTGCGCGGCTCGAACAGCGCAGCAGTGGTGTTCGCTGTCGGTGCTGTCGTCGGCGCAGGCAATGTCACGCCCAAGCTGCAGGACAGCGCCGACGGCAGCAGCTGGTCTGATGTCCCTGCGGACAAGCTGAGCGCTGCCTTCCCGAGCCCGCTCGTGCAGAACAGCGTGTTCATCGTCGGATACCGTGGCCACCGCCGCTACCTCCGCGCGGTTGGCACGCTCAACTCGGGCACCTCGGTCGCCTATTCGGCTGCGATCCTGCGCGGCCGCCTCGCCCAGCAGCCGGTCGCCTGAGTGATGGCAGCAGCGTCGCTTTCCTCCGGCGGCGCTGCTGCCTGCTTCCCATGAGCAAGCTGTGATGAGATACTGGCTTGTCAAGGAGTCCGAGCTTAGCACCCCGATCGTCCAACTCAGTGACGTGAAGGCGCATCTGCGCGTTGACACCAACGCTGATGATAGCCTCATCACTTCGTATATCGAGGCTGCGACTGCTGCGCTTGATGGCACCAGTGGGTTGCTGAAGCGTTCCGTCAAGTCCAAGACTTTTCTCATGATGCTCGAAGATTATCCTGCGCGAACTACCACACAGATCAAGCTGCCACTCCCTCCGCTGAACCTTGTCCAGCACGTCATCGTTCAGAAAACTACTGGGCCTTACTACATCCCGACTTCCGATTGGGCTTACATCGCTGGCGATGAGAGTGTGGTATATCCTGTCTTGGATTGGCCGGATGTCGAAGGTGAACTTGCACCGATGCCCTTCCGCATCCGCTATGATGCCGGATACACCGTCAGCCAACTTCATCACCTCATCAAGCAGGCCATACTTCTCCATGTCGGCCACATGTATGCAAACAGGGAGGCTGTCGTCACTGGCACCATAGCGACACAGCTGCCTCTTGCATACCAGGAGGCTGTTGACGCGATGCGAGTCCTCACCGTATGATGCGCCCTGCTGGATGGTGTTAGGATGATCCGGGCAGGAAGCATGGACCGCCGTGTTACGCTCGAATCGCGCACCGTCACGCGTGGACAGGATGGTTCGGAGGCCATCGTGTGGACGCAGGTCGCAGAAGTCTGGGCGCAGATCACGCCGCTGCGCGGCCAGGAGCGATACAGCGCTGGCGCCGAGCAGCCGGAGCACGACGCCATGATCCGCATCAGGTGGCGAGACAATGTGTCTTCCGGCATGCGCGTCGTGCATAGCGGCCGCATCTGGGATATCCAATCTGTCCTCGAGGTCGGCCGCCGCGAGGGGCTCGATCTTATGTGCTCTGGGCAGCAGCCATGAGGCGCGCCATCAAAATCGAAGGTGCGCGCGAACTGGACGCAGCGCTGCGCAAGTTGTCCGAATCGTCGCAGCGCCGCGTTGTCCGCAACTCAATGTCGGCTGTGGCGCGTATTGTTCAGCGCGAGGTTCGGCGTGCAGCGCCGCGCGGCAAAGGTGAAGCCCATCCGAGATATGGCCGCCTTCACCAGAACATCCGCATCACACCAGCGCCCAGCGCGCAACGCTTCTCTGTGGTTGTTCACACAGGCAATGCATTCTGGGCGCGGTGGGTCGAATATGGTCGTAGCAAGGTGGTCGTGAAACGGAAGAAGGTGCTCAGCAACGGCAAGGTTGTCTTCGGCCGCGAAGTCAAAGCAATGCCTCCGCGACCGTTCTTCCGCCCTGCATGGGATACGATCTCGCCGCGACTGCTGCCTTATCTCGCGCAGCGCATCGGCAAGAGCCTTGAGCAGGAGGCGTCGCGCCTGGCGCGCCAACGGCGATGAGCGTAGAGCGCGCACTGTTCGCTCGGCTGACGACAGGCTTGCCGATTGCTGCTCTCGGCAATCGTCTCTATCCAGTCGCTGCGCCTGCGCGTGTTCAGCTGCCATATGCCACCTATTCACGCGTCAGCGCGGTCCGCGCGCGAGATACACTCGGACCGAGCGGCCTTGTGTCGGCGCGATTTCAGATTGACATTTATGCCAACAACTATGCTGATGTGCGAGCAGTCGCTGAAGCGATTCGCATTCGGCTCGACGGCTATCGCGGGACCATTTCCGGGAGCGGATGGTCGTGCCGGATTGAAGGCATCTCCCTCATCACTGATCAGGATCTGCATGAGCCGGACATAGAGCCGCAGGCTCTGTTCCGCGTCTCGCAGGACTACTTCATCCACCACATAGAGGAGTAGAGCATCATGGCGTTCACTGCACAAGGGACTTCGCTCACTGGGCGTCTCGTCCGCAATGTGACTATCACTGCGACGGTCAGCCCTGCTCAGTTCGTGCGTTCTGCTGGCAGCTTCATCACCGATGGCTTTCTCGTCGGGATGACGTTCACGACCAACGCGCCTGGCAACACCAACACGACGTTCACGATCACCGCTGTGACTGCCACCGCCATCACAGTGTCGCCTGCGCCGGCGGCGATCGGGACGCCGACTGCTTCGACGTTCACTCTGTCCGCGCTGATCGGTGAGCTGACCGACTTCAACGGACCTGGCGGTTCGGCCAGCGAGATCGATGTAACGCATCTCGGCAGCTCGGCGCGCGAGTTCGTCATGGGCCTGAAGGACAGCGGCACCGTCACTGCGGAGTTGCAGTTCAAGCCTGGCGATGTCGGTCAGGTTTTCCTCCGCAAGCGTCAGGAGGTCCTGTCGGTGCCGACCACCTTCCTGCTGTATCTGTCGGACACCTCCAACACCCAGCTGACCTTCGATGCCTATGTGCAGGGCTTCAGCATCTCGGGCGCGGTGGACGACAAGGTGACAGCAAGCGTCACCCTGCGCATCACTGGTGAAGTGATCTGGGGTGACATGTGATGGATGCACCGCACGCTGGCGAGGCGCGCGTCACGCTTGGCGAGCGACAGTTCACGCTCGTTTATGACTGGCGCGCGTTCTCCATGCTGGGCAAGGCTGGCTTCACTGGCATGGACAACCTCACCCCATACGAGCCAGAACGGCTAGCGGAGATCCTGGCGATCGGGCTTGCGCGTCATCACCCTGAGATGACGACAGAGCGCATCCTGGATCTCTCTCCGCCGTTCATTCCTGCCATCAACGCGATTATGCGCGCGATCGCTTACGCGCTGACTGGCTCGGAAGGAGAGCAGCCAGCAAACCCTCCTCAGGCCGCAGCGGACCATCAAAGGGAGATGTAGTGCTCAATGCTTTCCGCGCTGCGCACCGCTGCGGTATAAGGCCATCGGAGTTCTGGAGTATGACACCTTGGCAACTGTCAACTCTGATGGATGCTGAGAAGGATGCACAGCGCATGCAGTATGATCTCGCAGTGTTCGCTGCGTGGCATGTGGAAGCATTCGCGCGCACGAAGAAGCTCCCTGATCTTGGCAGCCTGCTCGCGCGCAAATCTCCTGCAGCGCAAGCGTCAGACGTAACTTCCAAGATCAAAGCAGTGATGGGCATGTTCCCTCGTGCTGCGAAGGCGGATAGCGGATGAGCGCCTCGACGCGCATCGGCGGTCTGCGCGCAGATCTCGAGCTCGAGACTGCTGCGTGGCAGAATGCGCTCACTGCTGCGCGTAGGTCTGTGCAGACGGCACAGCAGCAGTTCGAGCGTAGCCTGACGGCGATCCGCGCGCAGACAGACAGGACCAGCGCTGCGTTCAATACGCTGGGCGCTGCAGCGAGCTCGCTGCGCACCGCCTTCGCGCCGCTGGCAGCTGCGCTTTCTATTGGCGGCATGATCGGCATGACACGTTCTGCGCTCAACGCCGCAGGCGGTCTGGGCGAGCTCGCTGAGCAGGCTGGCGTGTCGGTCGAGGGCCTGCAGATCCTGCGCTTCGCGGCGGCACAGGCCGGCGTTTCCACGGGCCAGCTGGAAACGGGCTTGCAGCGGCTGACGCGCACGCTGGGCGAGGCGGGCGAGGGGTCGCAGACGGCGCTTGCCGCCTTCGCGCGGCTTGGCGTCTCCGTGCGGGACAGTGAGGGGCGGCTGCGCACGGCTGAGCAGGTGTTGCCAGACATCGCCGACGCTCTGTCGCGCATCCAGGACCCGGCAACGCGCGCGGCGGTTGCGGTGGATCTGTTCGGCCGCGGCGGCCAGGCACTGCTTCCGATCCTGTCGCAGGGTGCCGATGGGCTGCGTCGCGCAGAGCAGCAGGCGCGGAGCTTCGGCGCGGTGCTGGCGGAGGAGCTGTCTGCGCGCGCGGATCCGGCTGGCGACGCTTTTGCCGTGCTGAACCAGCAGATCGCGGTGTTGCAGCAGCGCTTCGCGGCGGGCTTGGCGCCGGCGATCCTGTCCGGGGTCGAGGCGCTTCAGCGCGCGTTGATCGGGCTGAATACGCTGCTTGACAATCCGTCCTTCGCGAATGTCGGCCGAGCCTTGCAGGCAGTGGCGACCGTGGGCGCTGGCGCGCTCTCCGGGGCGGCGCTCGGCAGTCGCGCAGGGCTCCCCGGTGCGGTTGGTGGCTTCGCCCTGGGTGCGGGGTTGGGCGTGGCGGCAGCCGTCGAAGATCTCCGGCGCATGCAGACAGAAATCCAGGAGGTCTACGCCGAGATCGCTCGACTTGAGGCCGCGCTTGAACGGCTGAGAAGCATGGACGGGCTCGGCATCGGCACGTCAGCGCAGCGGGCCGCCACGCTGACCGCCGAAATCCAGCGGACCGAGCGGGCGTTGCAGCAAGCGGTGGAGCGGCTGGGAACCCTGAACGTGCAGGCGGAGCAGACCGCGCGCACGTTTGCGCGGGTCGCTGAGGCCAGTGAGAAAATTGCACAGGCGATCAAGGGAACCAGTGACGTAACGGGTGTTGTGGCGAACGGCGCGCGCCCTGTCGGCCGGACGAGCGCCGGCACCAACACGCGCCCGACCGGCGGCGCCCGCCAGGAACCGCAGCTCCGCTCCTACATCCAGTCCCTGCAGGACGCCGTGCGCCTGGCGCAGGCGGAGGCCGCTGTCGCCAACGAGGGCAACGTCGCGCGCGAGGTGGCGCGCGCGCTGATCGAGGCCGAGACGCGCGCCCGCGCCGACCATGCTGCGCGGCTCCGCACCAGCGCAGAACTCACGGCGGCCGAACGCGCGCAGATTGAAGGCGCCGCGCGCACCCGCGCCGAGCTGATCGAGCAGGAACAGCGCCTGAACCGTCTGCGCGCGGAAGGCGAGCGCGTGACGCAAGCCGTCGCGACCGCGCAGGAGCGCTTGGCCGCCGAACTCACCCACCTCAACGAGCTTCTGGCCGCCGGCGCCATCTCCCAGGAAACCTACAACCGCGCCGCGCAGCAGCTGAAGGACGAGCTCAGCGGCGTCGCGGACGTGGCGGCGCAGCTCGAAAAAGCGCTCACCTCCGCGTTCGTCGACGCCATCGCCGAGGGCAAGTCGTTCGGCGAGGTCCTGCGCAGCCTGGAGCGCGACCTGCTGCGCATCGGCACGCAGATGGCGGCGCGCAGCCTGCTTGCCGGCATCTTCGGCGACAGCGGCGGAGGCGGCGGAAGCGGCAGCTTCCTGACCGGTGCGGTTCGCGCCATCGGCGGCCTGTTCGGCGGCTTCCGCGCGGAGGGCGGGCCGGTGGACCCGTCGCGCTACTACGTGGTCGGCGAGCGGGGCCCGGAGATCTTCCGCCCGAACACAGCGGGCGTGATCGATCCGGACATGGCGACGGGCCGCAGCGGAGTCGTCGTTCACTTCCACGGCATCCGTGACATGGATGGGTTCCGTCAGTCGCAGGCTGCTGTTGCTGGCACGCTCGCACGCGCAGTGCGTGGCGCGGCGCGCAGTGTATGAAGGATCGGCAGCATGGCATTCGATGATGTGCGCTTCCCTGTGGAGATCGGGCTCGGAGCGATTAGCGGTCCGCAGCACAACACGCTCGTCAGCACTGCCGCGAACGGTCGCGAGGTGCGGATCGAGTCATGGTCTGTGCCGCTGTTGCGCTTTGATGTTTCGTCTGGCGTCAAGACGCGCGCGCAATACGAGGCGATCATTCGCTTCCATCGTGCGCGCGGTGGACGCGCGCGCGCATTCCGCTTCCGCGACTGGGCAGACTATCAGCTGACGCGCGCGCAGATAGGGACGACCAACGGCAGCTTGGCCACATACCAGATCACGAAGCAGTATGTGTCTGGACCGACCACGCGCACCAGGAACATCACCAAGCCGGTCTCAGGCACAGTGCGCTGCTGGGTGGGCGGCACAGAGCGGACGATCGGGGCAGGAGGCTCGCAGTTTCAGGTCAACCTCACCACCGGCGTCGTCACCATCGGCACGACGCTAGCCGCCACAACAGGCCAGGCTGTGGAAGTCGAGTGCGAGTTCGACGTGCCGGTGCGCTTCGAGGCGGACACGATGGCGCTTCGGCTCGACCTTGCCGATATCGGCGAGTGGCCATCAATCCCGCTGGTGGAGGTGCGCGAATGAAGGCTGCTTCTGCCGGTCTCGCTGCACACCTCACTTCCGGCTCTCCGCTCACGCTCGCCACCTGTATCGAGATCACGCGCGCCGATGGGCAGGTATTCCGATTCACCGACCATGATCGCGACCTGACGATTGGCGGCCAGACCTACTCCGCCTCCCGTGCCTACACACGCGAGTCGGTGAGCGCATCGTCTGACATGAGCGTGGCCGAAAGCGAGATCATTGCGCTGCTCGACAACGCTGCAATCACTGCTGCCGATATCCGAGCAGGCCGCTGGGATAACGCCAAGTTCCGCCTGATGGTTGTCAATTGGGCAGACACATCACAGGGGGCGATCACTCTGCGGGCTGGATGGTTCGGCCGCGTGCAGCCGCAGGACGATGGGACTGCTCGCGTCGAGCTGCGCGGATATGCGCAGGCTCTACAGCAGCAGATCGTGCGCAGCTATGCGCCTGGCTGCGATGCTGATCTAGGCGACACGCGCTGCAGCGTTCCGATCTCGCCGCCGCTGCGCGCCAACAGCACCGCCTATGCGCTCGGCTCTTTTATTCGTGTTGAGACTGACCTGCTCGCGACCGGCCCATACCGCGAGGAGCGCCGCATCTATGAATGCACGACCGCAGGGACGTCAGCTGCCTCGCCGCCGACGTTCGCGACCACGCTCGGCAGCACCACGACAGATGGCACGGTGACATGGACTGCGCGTCAGGCTTGGGCTCGTCCAGCGACAGTCACCTCATCCCCGACAGCAGCCAGCGTTGTCCTGCAGGCAGATGGCATCGAAGCCTATGCTGATGGATGGTTCGATGGCGGGCTTGCGATCTGGGTTACAGGCGCCAATGCCGGAGCAGTGCGCGAGGTCAACGGCTGGGTGCAGGCCACGCGCACTCTGACACTGTTCCTATCGCTTCCATCGCCGATCGCTGCTGGAGATGTGCTGCGCGTTCTGCCAGGGTGCGATAAAAGGTTCATCACCTGCCGCGACAAGTTCGGCAACTGGGCGAGGTTCCGCGGATTTCCGGATGTGCCTGGGGCTCAGGCAGCGCTGGAGCGTCCAGCATGAGCGCGATCGTAGAGGCAGCGCGGTCCTATCTCGATGTGCCGTGGCGGCATCTCGGGCGCAGCAGCATGGGCGTGGATTGCATCGGGCTGGTCATTCTCGCGCACCGCGACGCCGGCATCCTGCTTGACGATCCTGCGCCCTACACACGAGAACCTTCCGGCGCGCGAATCATCGAAGGTATCGAGGGAGCAGGTGCGCGGCGTGTTTCGTCTGACGAGGAGCGGCCTGGTGATGTGCTGGTGTTCCGCAGCGACGGCGTCAATGGCGGTCATGTCGGCATCGCAGCATCGCGCGATGGTGTGCCGACAGTCATTCATGCCTATGCGCAGCGACGGCGCGTTGTCGAGGAACCGCTAACGCACGACCTTGCTGATGCGCTAATCGGTGCATGGAGGATAGAAGGCTGAGCGATGGCAGTTCTTGCGCTCGCTGCTGGTGGTGCGCTGGTCGGCTCCGCGCTCGGCGGTGGCGTTCTCACGTCTATCGGGTGGACGGCTGGCGCTCTGCTCGGGCAGGCGCTGTTCCCTTCGCGTCCATCAGGTGGGCCGCAGCTCGGCGACCTCACGGTGCAGAGCAGCGCCTATGGCACGCCGATCCCGCTGGTGTATGGCACCGCGCGGCTGGCAGGGAACATCATCTGGTCCCCAGGCATCAAGGCTCGCAGACAACGCCAGCGGTTCGGCAAGGGTGGCGGGCGCAGCACGACGACCTATCGCTACTCCGCCTCGTTCGCCGTCGCGTTCGGCGAGGGACCTGGCCGGATCGTCAAGCTGTGGTTCGACGACAAGGTCGGCTATGACGCGACAGGCGGAAGCCTGCAAATCCGCATTCAGGGCCTGCGCTTCCGCGCATATGAAGGCAATGAGACGCAACAGCCGGATCCACTGCTGGCAGCCTCTGCGCCGCAGGGCAAGACACCAGCCTATCGCGGCACGATCTATGCTGTGTTCGAGGACCTCGACCTGGAAGCGTTCGGCAACCGGCTGCCCAACATCACAGCGCTGATCTCAACCAGCGTGACCAGCGTGAATGTGGATGAGCCGTCGAACATCCTGAGTGGCAGCTACAGCCCTGGCGCCGGCTGCGGTGATATCGCCAACCGCCGCATGTATCTGGTCAGCAGCAGCATCGTTGAACTCGACTATCTCGCCAGGACTGCCCGCGCTGTGCCGAACAGCACTGGGCTGGATGGGCGCGCGATGTGCTGCTTTCCGGGCGGTCCGCTGGTCGGCAAGGCGAGCGGATCGTCCAACTACAGGCCTGTGCGCGCGATCGATCCGATCAGCGGCGCGCTGCTGTGGGAGTGGGGCGTTTTCTCCGCATTCGGCAATGCAGACAGCATCGGCGGGGGCAGCGGTAACGCAGCGGCGATCGAGGTGCGCGGCCCGAGGCCGCGCCGCTTCTTCCTGTCGGAGTCTATCGTCGTTGGCGCCGACGAGACGCCGCTCATGCTGGACGCCGATACTGGCACGACTATTGTCCGCAGCAGGGGCAGCAACGTCACGAAACTGTATCTGCCGCGCAGTGGAGCGCGCGGCATGTTCCTCCAAGGCGCGCAGCGTGTTGGTGAGACTGATGCGTGGCATATCGGAGTTGCGTCTGCTGCGCAGGAGATCGACATCTGGCGGCTGCGGGTGACCGACGGCGCAGCCTATTTCCCGCCTCCGGATGGCGTGACGACCGGCGTCCAGGCGACGCTCGCGGGCACGATCACTGCGTCCATGCTCGGCTTCACCTCGGCCGGAGCGCCGTCGCTGCTGACGGCAGCATGGGACGCGAGCGACGACAGCCTGATCGTGTTCGTCTCGTGGCCTGGGACGGTGACGAATCCGCAGCGATTCGCGTTCAAGTGGTCGCCATCGTCTGGTGTGGTGTGGCGAACACCAGGCCACGCCAACGCCATTCCCGTCAACGGCAGCAACGCCTCCGGCCATCTGCTTGTGCGGGAGCGCGTCGCGTGGATCGGAAGCGGCGGAGATGGTGTCGTCATCAACGCGCGCACCGGCGCCATCGAGCAGCAAGGCTCGTTGACGTCGCATTCCAGCCTGATAAGTCCGATCTTCCTCTTTGATGGCGACTACGATCTCGCGGTGTCGTTCACGCGCCGCCTGCTGATCGGGCGCGCCACGACAGGCACGGTGGCGCTGTCCGGCATTGTGCAGGACATCGCCAGGCGCGCCGGTCTGGCCGCCCCCGACCTCTCGCTCGGCGCGCTCACGGATCAGGTGCGCGGCTATGTCGTCGGCCGCGCAGGCTCCGCGCGCGACGCGCTGGAGCCTCTCGCCGCCGCCTTCCTGTTCGATCTCGTCGAGACCGACGGCCAGATGCGCGCCGTCAAGCGCGGTGGCGCCGTGGCCGGGACCATCGCCTATGACAATCTGCTTCGCCCGCAGCCGAGCGCTGGCGTTCTGAACGAGGACCGCGCGCAGGATCGCGAGCTGCCGCGCCGCCTGACGCTCCGTTATCTTGACGTGGATCGCGACTATGAGGTCGGCGCGCAGACCTGGCAGCGCCCCGCCGCTCCGATCTCCGTCAGCGGCTCCGAGAGCACCGCAACTGTGGACGTGGCGGTGCCTATGACGGCTGGCGAAGCGCGCAGCTTGGCGCGTCGCCTGCTCATGAGCGCCTGGCGTGAGCGCAACCGCGTGACTTTCGGCGGCACTCCGCGCCACCTCCGCTTCGACCCCGCCGACGTGCTGAATGTCACGCGCGCGGATGGCACGACGATGCGCCTCCGTCTCACGCGCGCTGATCTCGGTGCCGACTACACCATGCGTTTCGAGGCGGTGGAGGAGGACCCTGCCGACTACGCGCTGACCGCGCCAGGCGTCAGCGGCGACTATTTCGCCAACGGCATGCCTGCGCCTTATGTGACGCGGGGGTGGGCGCCAAACTTGCCGCTGCTCCTGGATGCTGACGACACGAATGGCACCGCGCTCCGCGAATACCTGCTGGCTGGTGGATATGGCGACAACTGGCGCGGCGCGGAGGTGGCGCTGTCCGATGATCTGACGTCGTGGACTGACCTTGATGCGATCGTGGACGGCGTGCGGTGGGGTGCGGCGGCGAACGCTCTCGGCGCTCCAATATCGCCGTGGTCCTGGGACGACGTGAACACGCTGACAGTGTGGATGATGAGCGGTGAACCTGAGTCCGCCACGGACTTGGAGGTGTTGAACGGAACCAACCTTGCCGTTCTCCTGACGCCGAGCACCGGCACGTTGGAGCTGATTCAATGGCGTGACGCGGTGCAGAACACTGACGGATCGTGGACACTCTCGCGCCTTTTGCGCGGCAGGCGGGGCACAGAGGACGGTTCGACCAACCGCGCGGCAGGCGATGTGTTCATCATCCTTGACGACGAGGCTGCGCGGCTGCGCTTGCAGTCGCCGGCGTCGCTGCTCAGCGCGACGCGCTATTATCGCCTGCGTGGGCAGTTTGATGTGCCAGCGACAGCGACGGTGATCACCAAAGCCTCGCGTGGACGCGCGGAGCGGCCCTATGCGCCGGTGCATATCACCGGCACTCGCGACCAGAGCAACAACCTCACAGTCACCTGGGTGCGCCGCACGCGCGTCGGCGGGGAGCTGCGTGACGTCTCCGGCGTCGTTCCGCTGGCCGAGGCGAGCGAGGCCTATGAGGTGGAGTTCATCAACGGCAACACGGTGGTTCGCACCGTGACCGGCCTCACCGCGCCGACGGTCAGCTACAGCGCCGCCAACCAGACGGCGGACGGCATCACGCCAGGCGATCCAGTCGGCGTGCGCGTCTATCAGATGAGCGCGCTGGTCGGACGCGGCATTCCAGGGAGCAGGACCGTATGACGACGCCCAACCTTGCGATCCCGCATGTCGCCGCATCACAGAACCAGAAGGAAGTCACCATCAACGCGGCTTTCGACGCGCTCGACAACGCCACGAACCGCGAGGTGGTCATCACCTATGCCGACGCAGACGTGACGCTGACGGCGGACCAAGCGCGGAGAAACG